TATTTGTCCCCCCTGTATAAGTAGTATTAGTATCACTAGAATTAATAGTTATTGTTTCAGTTCCACTTATAGATACATTAGTTCCTGCTAATATATTTCTATTACTCAAAATATAAACACTTGTTATATTTGTATCAGATATTTTAGGGAGATAAGCATTATAATCGTGTGTAGTTGTTTCAGGACAATGTAAATCTATATTATTTTGTCCATTATCACTTGCCTCAAAAAAAGATACATGCCCACTATTAGAACTCGTTGTTGATTTTACTTGAACTGAATTATTAAATATACCTGTATTTCCAAATGTAAAATTATTAGCATTAAAAGTTATTCTATCTCCAGCGTCTGTCCCTCGTGTTATTGCTCTTCCAGTTGCTAAATTAATATCAGCAGAAGCACCCATACTTAATGTGTTATTAATTACATTACTTGAATAATTATTAGTTAATGTTCCATTACTAAATTGTAAATAATCACTTGAATTATTAGTGCTAATTATTTTTTTATCTGATTGTAAATATAAATCTTGTAGTTCAGTATTACCAACTACTATTAATTTTCTTGAATTAGTATTACTTGTAGTCCCTAATAAAAGATTATCAGTTGTATTATTAGGTCTTAAACTAGGACTAGAATAAGTCCAAAAATTTGTGCTATCAGCATATTCAATAGCATCTCCAGCAGAATTCACTTTTAAAAATTTATTAGCAGTAAATCCGCTTAACCCCTTAATACTAATAGAATTACCAGTTAACAATAAAGGTGATACTACTTCTGATTGTTCTAATTCACTTTTCATATTTGCGCCTGTAATTTTTCTAATATTTCCACTACTATCCTCTAATAAAAATAAATCAGTATTAGCAATAGTAGTATTAGCAGATTGTTTTGAAATATCTACATTAACAGTAGATATAGATGTTCCACTTGAAGATACTGATATAGCATCTCCTGCTTGTATAGTATTAACAAATACAGAACTTAGTCCATTTAAACTTCTCACTGACATAATATATTAATATAAAATATATTTTATTTATAATTAAAATCTAAATATAAATTATAATGCCAAAAAGAAAAGTACAAAAAAATACCGAAGAAATTACCGAAGTCACCGAAACTTCTACCGAAAACACCATAAACCCAAATATGAAAGAAGAAGAGACTGTAAATGAAGAAATGCAAAAACCAAAAGTAAAAAAAGAAAGGTCTGAAAAACAAAAAGCAGCATTCTTAAAAGCACAAGAAGCAATTAAGGCAAAAAGAGCAAAAGCAAAAGAAAATAAAGAAAAAGGATTAACAACAATTAAAGAAGAAAAAATAGAAGATAAATTAGAAGAAATTAAACAACAAAAAGAAGAAATATTAGAAGAAGAACCTGAAGTTGAATATGTTAAAAAACCAACAAAAAGAAAAGCAAAAAAAAAGAAAATTGTAATAGAACAAGATAGTAGCAGTAGTGATGAAGAAATTGTAATATCCAGAAGAAGAGGTGTTAGAAAAAAAAAAATAGAATTATCACCTCCTGTTGATATACCAACACCTCCTCCACTAGTTGTAGAACAAGAACCAACAGAAGATTTAAAACCTCCTGAAGTTCAATATACTCATAAGCAAATGCTACAAGCATTCGGTTTGTAATTCTTTATTAATTAATTTTCTAATATTAACTAAATAATTATTATATTTTATATTAGTATTATAATATATAGGTGGTCTACCACTAACTATTTTTATTTCTTTACCTTCATTAAATTTAAAACATTTATCACTAATTTTTTTTACACAATTAATTTTATCCATTTTATTATATTCATAATATAATTTTATATTGTTTATAGATATAAAAATATAAAAAAAATATATAATATAAATATATTATGGATGAACTTTTAGAAGAAAAAGAAATTAAAAATCATGTTACTCCAGCAGTATTTAAATATAAATGTGATGATAAAATGGAGGGGATACCTTATCCTTTACCTGATACAATCTTCAGAATGGGACTGATAGGACGATCTGGAAGCGGTAAAAGTAATCTTGTTCAGGCATTAACACAAGCAGGAGGCAAAAAAAGAATATACAATAAAAGATTTAGTAATGTTTTTATTGTATCTCCAAGTGGAGCAAGTATGGATAGTCCACCAAAATTACCCAAAGATAGATTTTATAATTCTGTAAAAGATTTACCAACTATATTTGATAGATTACAAAATGAAGAAGATATGGAGGGGAGAACTTTAATTATATTAGATGATTTAGGGTCTGAAATAAAATCTGGATCTAGTGATGAAGCAATAATATTAAAAAAATTATTCAACAACGGACGCCATATCGGAAGACCTTTACTGGATGAATTAACAGGTGAACAGCAAGAGAGCGGTGCGATAAGCATAATGATTACAGCACAGAAAATGTCACAATTACCAAGATGGATAAGGCATCAACTCACGCATTTAGCAGTGTTCGATTGTCGTAATACAAAATCAGAATTATTAACTTTATATGACGAGTTTTTTTCTACAGACAAACCTGTATTTAATGAAATAATAGATAGAGTATTCAGTGTGCCCTATAACTTCGTCTTTGTGGATTGTAAAAAATCAAAGTTATATAATGGATTCAAATCTGAATTTAATGTTAAATCTAAAAACTTTTTATAATGAATTAATATAATTTATATGTTTTTGTGATTTTTTATGTCTTGCATAATGTCCATAATTAACTATTTGACCACATTCACAAGTAATTTTTGATTGACTTCTTTGTTTTAGTTTTTCTTTATTTTCTTCTCTAAATTGTTTTTCTTTTTGTAATATTTGTTCTCTATTGTCTATTCTATATTGTTTAGTTCTTTTATTATGTTCTATTTTATTTTTCAAATAATGTTCTTTTTTATATAATTTTGCTTTTTCTTTATTCTCTTCTCTATATTTTTTAATTTTTTCTAAATTATCTCTATAATATTCTTTACTTGTTCTTGTAGGGATACATTTATTTATACATACATTATTTTCTATATATTCTCTTTCTTTTATTTCTAATTCTTTTTTACTATTACAAGGATACTTTTCTAATAATTCTATTTTATAATCACCATTTAGTAAAATAAAATGTGAGTTTGTTGTGCTATTAATTTTATTTTCATTATATAATCTAAATGATGTCTTATGGGCATGTAATCTTTTTTTTAATGTCTGTATAGTAGAACCAATATAAATATCACCATTAGTATTATCAACAATTTTATATATTTTACCATTTTCATATTTATTTTCACACTCCATTTATATTTTACAAAAATAAAATCAATTTTAAAAAGTTTTTTTATAATAATAATATATATGACTATTAAGTTGAATGAGTTTGATAAAAAATTATTATCACAAATTACTCCATCATCAAAGTGGGATAAATTAAAAAGTATTTATGCTGTTAATAGTATAGTGAAACAATTAAAAATAGGAAATAAAAAAATAGGGACAAAATGTGCTAAACACTTACAAAAATTATCCAAACAAGATACAACTAATATAAATGAAATAAGAGAAGGTTGTATTGATTTAAGAATAAAAAAAAAACAAACATTACCATTAACAAAAGATAAAACTAAAAGACCAGTGGAAAGTGTCCATAAAATTAATAAAGCAACTGATAAAGAACCAACTGGAAAAACTGAAGGTGGTGGAGATAAAAATAAGTTCAGGGATGCTACCAGAAAAACTGGAAAAGGTGGAGGTGGAGCAGCACAACCACAAGCAGATTTAATAGGAGGTTTATTTAATGCTTTTAAAGCACAACAAGCAAAACAAGCAAGAGATACTCAATATAATGAATTAGATGCACAGAGAAGACAAAGCATAGTGAACCAGCAAATACCACAAGGAGCAGCAGGTGATGCTTTAAGACAAAGAATGCAAGGTGCAGCAGCACAACAATATTTAGATGCTTTAAAAGAAGGTAGTAATATTACTGGATTATCACAAGGTGAAAGGTTATTATATCAAGAATTAGCAAATCAGCGTTTAAATCAACAACAAGCAAACCAATATAGTATAAGTGGACAAACTATGAGTAGTGAAGGTGGAAATTTATTTAGAGAATTAGAAAATAAAATATACGCAGCAAGAGAACAAGATTTAACTAATGTTTCAATACCATCAACACCAAGAACAGCAAGTATGTTTAATCCAACACAAGAAGAAAAAAATAAATTAGCAATGGATTTATTAGAATCAAGAGAAAAAAATTTATCATCAGTTCAAGCAAGTGTAAAAAGGAAACAAGAAATGCTAAAAGAAAAAGTAGCAGAAGCAGATATATACGCAGAACAACAAAGGCAAAGTATGATACAAAATAAAATAGGAATACAAACAGAAAATTATATTAATAGAGAAAGAGAAGAAATAAAAAGTAATGTATTAAACAAGAACATGAACCATAAAGAAGCACAAAAAAAATTACAACAATTAAATACTTTTTATTTAAAACAATTAGAATATGAACAACAACAAAGAGTAAATAAAAATATTTTTGATGATATAGAAGAAATAGAAAGAAATAGACAATTTAGATTAAGAAATAGAAAAGTAGGAGTTGATAGTGTATTATCAAGATTAAGAAATAATGAAAGTCAAGAACAACAAGATAGATTAGTTAATGATCTTATAATCAATCAAAATGAAAAAAAAATGAAAGATATACAATCTGAATTATTAGGTTCTGTTAGTAATAGAGTAGAAGCAAATGAAAGACAACAATTACAAACTACACAAAATTTAAAAAATGAAATAATGGGTAATATTCAACAAAGAGGTAAAAAAATGCAAAATGTAGACGAAAAATTTGTTTTAGAAAAACAAGAATTACAAAAAGTATTAAACACAATAGAACAACAACAAGAACAAGAAAGAGCAGATAGAGCAATGAGAGAATTTGTTAGTAGACAAAATTTAAGTGAATTTAATCAACAAGCACAACCATTAGGTTTAACAAGAACTTCAAGTTTAAGTTTATTAGAAAGAATGGAAGCAGATAGTTTAAGACAAGCAAGAGAAAATCAAGATTTACAAAGAACATTATCCGCAGGCGACAATCCCTCTCAAGATTTAGATGTAGAAATAGCAAAGAGAAAAATAAGAGAACAACAAGAAAGTGAAGCAATATTTAATAGAAAACAACAAGAATTAGCACAACAAATTCAAAATTTAAAAACAGAACCACCACTTATGGCATTCGGTGAAGAAGATAATACAACTGCTAAACCAATAGAAAAAAAAGTAAGTCCAAGAGATGATGAAAGTCCACCAAGCGAATTACCCAGTGAAGAAATGTTAGAATTTATGTATAGAACTAATTATTCTCCATTAGAAGTTGAAGAAATGGAACGTGAAAAACAATTTAGAGAACAAAAAAAAAGAGAGCAAGATGAAGAAGATTATGAATATTTTGAAGAACACTATACACAAGGAACTGACGAAGCAGGTGACGCAATAAATGATTTAAAAAATAATTTAAATCAATATAAAAATACTGGAAACATTAAATCAAATTTTTTAGAAGAAGATGATGAAGAATTTATAAAAACTAAAAATGAATTAAAAAAATTAAAACCACAAGAATTAGATAAATTAATTCAACTAACAGATAAATTAGATAATGATTTAGGATATGAAACTAGTGGTTCTTATAAAGATTATGGTAAAAAACAATATGCAAATGCTGTTAAATCTAAAAATGAACTTTATGATTTTGCTAAAAGTATAAATATAAATGTTGATACATTAGCATTTGAAAGAGGTGAAACAATAGACGAAAATTTACCAGTTTTTAGTGATAGTGATTAAAAAAATATTTGTATATAATATATGAAAAAAAAATTATTAGAAATCAAACCCCTTATAAATGAGGAAGAAAATAAAATTGAAAAGAAACGCAAGAAGAAGTTAAAAGAGCAAGACCTATCAAAATTAAAAGATAAAAATATGTTATTAGCAATATTCGGTAAACAATATATAGAATATTTAAATCGTAATAAATAATATATATTATGTTGTATAGTGTGTTAAAATATTTTGTTGAAGATTGTAGAAATAAAATAAGAAATTATTATTATGAATTTTATTTTAATTATTTGTACTATTATAAAATTGTATAAAATTAAAAAAGGGATTGAAAATCCCATCACATTTTGAAAAAATGTTAGTTTTTTTTTGTTTTTAAAAATAATGTAATATTTATGATAGATAATTCAATTAGTTCGGAGAACTCTAGATTTAATTTAAAAACTATGGATACAAAATTTAAAGATGATGATTATGAAACACCAGTAGAAGTATTAGAATTATTAATACCTTATATTGAAAATTATAATATTATATATGACCCCTTTTATTGTAAAGGAAATGTAATTAAAAACTGGGAAAAATTAAATAAAAAATGTTTAAATGAAAAGTTAGATGCTTTTAATAGAACACATCCAGAGGATTATGATATAATTATTAGTAATATACCTTTTAGTTTAAAAAAAGAAACTATGGAATTATTTTTTAAATTAGAAAAACCTTTTATAATATTAATGCCTATTGATAGTTTAGGTTCAAAATGGATAAAAAAATACTTTGATAAATTACAATTTATTATACCACAAAAAAGATTACACTTTGAGAAGGATAATGTAAAAGGTAAAAGTGCGTGGTTTGATACTTGTTTTTATTGTTATAATTTAAATTTAAAAAAAGATATTATTAAATTATAATATATATATATGTCTGAACGGACAAGAGGCGATACATTTATTACTATTCGTAGTAAAGATTTAACTAATTTAAATGCTGAAGGTAGTAGTGGTAGATTTGTACTTTTTGAAAATATTATAGCAGATGAACATGAAGTATTAAGTATATCTTGTGTATCTGCTATTATCCCTAATAGTTTTTTAAATATATCTGCTCATAATAAGAATAATAAATTAAGATTTGCAGAAGCAGGTGGTGGAGGTGAAAAAACTATTACCATAGTAGATGGAAGTTATGATATATTAGAATTAGGGTCACATATATCTGGATTAATGGGTGATGCTTCAACAGCAGGATTAACTTATACTTTTACTTATAATGAGATTACAAATCAAGTCACAATTAAAAGTAGTGACCCTACAAATAATACAGCATTTAATTTTTTAGGAACTGATACTTGTAGAAGGTGTTTAGGATTTACACAAGGAGAATTTACTATAAATGATAGTGATGGTATAACTAGTGATAGAACAGTAGATATAACTGATGGTCGTAATAGTATATTTATTAGATTGCCGAGTTGTAGTAATAATAAAATAATTGAAAGTAGTAGTGGTAAATATTCTAATATAGTTAGTCAAGTGCCTATTACATTATCAAGAAATACATTTTTTACTTATGAACCTACAAAAGCATTTGAATGTGAATTAACACAAAAACAAATAAATTATATAGATGTTAAAATTACTTTTCAAAATGAATTAGAAAATGTTAATTTTGTTAATGGTGACTGGGAAATTAATTTAGTTGTGTCTTTTAGAAAAATACCATTTAGTGAAAGGCAAAAACATAAACATACTTTACAAAAAGCAATATTAGATAAAGTATCAGAATTTCATAAAAATATTATGGATAATCAAATTAAACAAAATAATTTAAATGATTTTTTCAAAAAAAATATGTTGAATAATATTATAAATGAGTAAATTAACTCCAGAAGAGTTAAGAATATTAAGATTATTTCGTAGTGAAATTCAATACGCACCTACAAGAGATACACTAATGAAATATCATAAATATAAATATGATCCATTCTCTCAATATACACAAGCAAAAAAAAAAGATAATGAAAGAAAAGAAAAAAAAGATGATGGTTATGAAGTATTAGGACACGGATATAAAGGTTTTATGATGGCACACTTATTAAAACCATCTCATAGTGGATTAACAATTGAAGAATTAGAAAGGGCACAATTAGCAAGAGCAAGTAGAGAAGTATATGAAAGAGGAATAGGAGCAGCAGAGCAATACTTATCACAAAAAAATAATCCTTTTAAAGTAGACACAGAACTTTCTAATAATGAAGCATTAGTAGTTATTAATAAAGAAGGAAAACCTGAAATGGCATTTAGAGGAACAGATAAAGCAAATTTACAAGATTTAAAAACTGATGCTGCTATATTATTCGGTAAAGAAACTGAAACAGAACAATTCAAAGAAGCAGATGATTTAATACAAAGGGTAAATGAAAAGTATGGAATGATGCCTGAACATTATAGTGGTTTTTCATTAGGTGGTGCAAAAAGTCTACATTTCGGACAAAAATATAATACTCCTACAACTAATTTTAATCCTTTTATGGGTAAAAATTTAACAAAAAATATTCAAAATACAAGTGCTTTACAAAAAGTAGTTAGAACTGTAAATGACCCAGCATCCATAGGATTAGCATTAAGTGATGAAGCAACACATCCGTCATGGAGAGTAAAAAGTGTTTTACCTTTAAAGAAAAATACATTAAATCCTATTGCTACACATCATTTAGATAATTTAACTAATGATGATAATCTTGAAAGAACACAAGAAAATATGCTGGATTATCAAGTTAAAAGTATGAATGCTGGAATGAGATTAGCAGAATATCAAGATTTAGATACAGCAATAAAAGCAGTAGAAGCAGGTAAAACATATGCTCAATGGATGTATGAAGACCAGACAAGTGTAAATGATACTTATTTAAAAGGGGATGGTTCTTATGGATTAAAAGGACCTCGACATATACCAAAGTCAAGAGGGATGAGAGCGTGGCACGATGCTGGAGGTGAATTTACAGAAGAAGAAGCAGTCCATATTAATCAATTAATGAAAGGTATTATACCAGAAGATAAATCAAAAGTAAAAGTAAAATTAGGTGAAGTAGGTGAAGGTGAAGCACAAGTGACAGTCCCTATTGAAGCAGTAGGAGATATACCTCCACCACCTACAAATGTGCCTCCTGTTGAACCTATGGCAGAAAGACAACCTATAAGATATGATATACAAAAAAGACAAAGAGAATTAAGTGAACAATTAGCACAACCTGCTTATAAAGGTAGTCCTTTAAGAACTGATACAGTTATGCGAATGATGCTCGCAACAGGAGGTCCTTCTCCTATTGATAAAGAGGGATATGTTCTCGACAAATGGGGTAATAGAAAATTTATAAAACCAGAAAAAAGAGCAGAATATAATAAAGCAAGAGATTTATGGAGAGAAGCAAGCGGTATAACCAAAAAATTTAAAGAAGAAATTAAATTTCAAAAAAGTGTTTTCGGTTCTGATAAAGAAACACGAATACCTCGAATACCAGAACCACCAGTAGAAGTGCCTGAAGAACCTACTATGAGTGAAGAAGAATTAGAAACAAGAAATAATCAAATAGGTGATGCTATTGAAAAAAATCATAATAATCAAGAAAAAGAACCTGATTTAGGATTAACAGAAGCAGAAAGAAATGCTTTTCTTATGGAGGATGTAGAAGATAGAGCAGCAACATTAGATCAGGTAAAAGAAGAATTTAAATATCACGATGAAAGAGCAGCAGATTTAGGAAGAGGAATGGAAGCATCAGGAGTAGGAAGTCAATTTATGAATGCTGTACACCCTACTAATTTAGGAGTTGGACTTTTAGCAGGTGCTGCCACAGATAAAATAAGTAAATATAGTGGAATAGATAAAATGCCTATGGTGCCACGAGATGCTGTTAAAGGGGGGATTTCTGGTGCTTTAACAGAAAAATTTGCATCTGGATTAACTGGAAGAGCAATGACAGGTAAAGGATTAGCATTAAATATAGGGGCAGGAGCAGCAGCATATGTAGTAGGAGATGTGACTGATTTAGGTGTAGAATATGGATTAAAAAAGGCAGGTGCTAATAAAGATACACAAGAAAGTTTAGGAGATATTTTCTCTGGTAGTGCTAGTGGTGCTACTTATGGATTTATCGTGGGCGGTCCTGAAGGTGCTGCCGTCGGAAGTGCTGTAGGTGCTGTAGGAGGGGCAGCAGGATATGGGTTAAAAAAATTAGGAGCAACAAGTAAAACAGCAGGAGAATTTGAAAAAGCAGTTGATTACGGTTTTACTGGAGCAGCAATAGGTGGAACAATAGGAAGTTTTATACCAGTCGTAGGAACTGGAATAGGGGCAGGAATTGGTTTTGTAGCAGGAGAAATTGGATATGGTATATCAAAATTATTTTAATTAGAAAAAAAAATATAAATATAATATATAATGAAAACACCGAATGTTTTTAATATTCTGTTAAGAAGTGCTAATAGTGAAAATTCTGCTACACCTCAAAGTTGTAATTTTAATATAGGCAGTGTATTACAAAATGCTCCTAATTTAATTAATTTTCAAAATCAATCTTACTGTAAAATAAAAGTAAGATATTTTGCATTAAATGCTACTACAGCAGCAGGTCAACCATTAGTAGATGTGGGTAATATTGAAATAAGAATAAATGTGCCTAATCCTAATACATTACAATCAGCAGCATCAACAGAATCATATCAATTTATAAGTAGTTCTTTAATAGGAATTGTTGCTACTGAAAACGCAGCAACTACTTATACAAATGATTATTATGATAATGAATATTTTTATATATCAAATCCATTTCAAGGTTCAATAAATATTACTTTACATAATGCCATCAGTGGTGTTGATTTAACTGGATTAGATGGTGGTAATCCTTATGTTTTATTATTAGAAGTATGTTTTGATGATAATCCAGCACAAGTAAATGATAATAGTGGAAAATTAAATAGTAATATGGTTGATTATAAATTAAATGGTGGATACAAATATTAAAAAATTAAAAAATTAATCTGAGAGGCAAAAAATATAATAATAAATTGATAAAAATAAAAAATTTTTTTTAATTTAATTTAATTTAATTTAATTTTAATTTAATTTTAATTTAATTTTTTACTTTAAAATTATTTTCTATATTAATAGTATAAATATGGAAAACGATTCTATGACCCCATCTGTTTTAAGATATAGCGATCAAATACCTCAAATGAGTCCTCAAATGGATTTACAATATGTCACCCTTATCCCATCTAATGGTGGAACTTTTGGTCCTAATAACGAGATACGTCTCCCTATCAATGTGCCAGCAGATTCATTTTGTGACATGAAAAAAGCATATTTAAAATTTAAAGTCACTATGGCAGGAACTGCTGCTGCTAATAGTGTTAATCATATTGACCCTTATGCTGGTGGTGCTCAATTTATTTCTACATTTAGAGTTGTTTCTGGAACAGGAGCATTATTATCTGAAACACAGCATTATGATGCCCTTGTTGCTATAATGAGAATGTATGAAAATAGTGATGTATTAGCAACTCGCAGAGCAGTCACAGAAGGAACAACACAAACACCAGCAACCTGTAGGGTTGTAAGTAAAAAAGATGGTAGACCTGTTGCTGAAATTACTGGACAACAATCAATAGCATTAGGCAACGCTTCAAGAGTATTCTGCCACGAACCTATTGACCCAGTTTTCAATGCTGATAAATTAATGCCATTTGGTTATACACAAGGTACAACTTATGTTTCTTTACAATTAAATACTCTTAATGGTGGTTTATGTCAGGCAAGTGATGCGACTAATGCTGCTACAGGTTGGACTATTAGTGAAGTTGAATTAATAATGCCAGTATTAAGACCTGGACCTGAATTTGCTAATAATTTTAGAACTTTAATTCAATCTGGATTACCTATTAATATTCATTCAGTAGGATTTCAAAATAGTCAGCAGAATCTTGCTGAAAACGCAACTGGTATGGAAACGATCACATTCTCTACTAGAAAAAGAAGTGTTAAATCTGTAATGACAGCATTAAGAATTAATGAACTATTATCAGATGGTAAATGTAATTCTGCATCAGGATTCAAAACGAATGACGCAATAGATTTCCAGTATTCAATAGGAGGAAAGCGTATGCCTGCTGCTCCCATCAAAGTTAGTGGTGAAACTAATGGTTATGATGCTGGAAGTTTATTAAATAATACATTACAAGCATTAGGACATTATAATAGTAATTTAAGAGGATTTTCTGGAGATGTAAATATAGGTAATGGTATTTATATTCAAGGTGGAGCAGGTGATAAAAATAATAGTTCTAAATGTGTATTTGCTCTTGACCTAGAAACCTATGGGGAAGGTCTTAATGGTGTTAATCTCGCAGGTCAGGGATTACCTCTCGTGCTCCACTTGAATAGTGGTGGTGATGCTGGTAGAGCATCAACAGAATCAGCATTAATTGCTGACCTATATGTTGTTCACGATGTAATATTTACCCTTGATGGTGTAAGTGGAACTATGTCCGCATCTTCTTAAACTATAATAAAAAATAAAACTTTTAAAAAGTACAATATATAATATATATAATGAATTTGGATAAAGATATAATAAAAGTATTGTGGAATAGTATAATCATATACAGACAAAGATGTCTAAATCACCCAGATTTAAGTGAACAGATTAAGAAAGACAAAGAATGCAAAGGGGATGACGATTATGAATATTTTATTATGTTATATTTAATTCAGGCATTTACAAGAGAAGAGAAAGGTGTAAAGATAATTCACAATAAACTATTAAAGGCAGGTATAGATAAAAAAAAAATAAATAAATTTATCTATGACTTTTTAAAAATGAATTATAAATGTGATGCTGGATTATGGTCTTGGTGCGAGATAGACGAATATAACATAGAACCTGATAAAGTAAAAAAAACCACAACTAAATATAAATTCTTTTGAAAAATTAAAAAATTATTTTTGAGGTCAAAAAATAATTAGGGTAAAATATAAAAATAAAAAAATTTTTTTTTTTGAATTGAACTGTAAATTATAATATAATATTTATCTATTTAATAAAGTGAATATTTTTTATTTGCTTCATAATAATCTTCATGAATATATTTAAACATTTCTTCAAGATTAAGAACTTCTCTTTTTTTATTTTTACACCACAATACAAATTCTTTTTCTATTTCACTATTTTTAAATTCAAATATATTAATCCGCATTAAATTATTTCTAACATATTCTACATTTTGATATAAATTTGGATATGGTTTTTCTTTACCTAAAATTAATTTCAAATAATCTAAATCTGCTTTTTTAACTTGTTTTTTTGAACCATAATCACAATGTATAAATTTTATTATTTTATTACAAACTTTTTCAATATAATATTTATCTTGTCCATTTCTTCTAATCAGCATAGGTCTTTTATCTTGTATATGGTTATAAAATATATCTTTTTCGTTTTCTTCTAAATTATCTATAATATGGTCATAATTAGCACCAGAAAATCTTACTGATTGTTGTAAATTATATTCATATGTATTAACCCATAAAGTCATAACTTCAAATGCTTCATATAATTTCATAGCATATTCAACACCACCTTCTAAATAATCATACTCGTCATTATAAATTGTATTTGCTTTAAGAGAAATATGTTGATTAATCAAAGCAAATTCATTTACAATTTGATATTTATAATTATATAATAAATGCTTAACAATCTGTTCTAAATATATATCAATACTAATATTGAATAAACCCTTTTTAATAAGCATTTTAACATAAATAATATTTTCAAATAATCCTTTAACATTAAATTCAACTAAACTAAAAACTTTCAAAATATAATCATAAACACTTCTTTGAAAATCATATTCAAGGTAATGTTCAATTTTTTCTTTTTCTAAAAACTTTTCTTTTTTAATATCCATATCAAATCTCATAATAAATTTTTGTTGTTGTTGTTTTGGAGAATAAAAGTTCGACATTTTTTAACTTAAATATTTTTGAACACTTATCAATTTTAACTTTTTGATAGTGCTTAAATTTATGGCAAAAAATTTTAAATTAATGTAAATTCTATAAAATATGTAAAATAAATATATTTCTA